TCGGTCCGCACGCACGCCGTCACCGGGATCGTGTTCCGCCACCACAGCAGGAACGGGTCCAGCGGCATCGGCTGCGGATCCTCGGCGCCCTCCAGGTCCCAGCCGGTATAGATCAGGTCCGACGAGGCGCAGTGCGGGGCGACGACGGCGTCGTAGTTCGGGTAGAGCAGGTCGTCGTCGTCGAGGAACACCACCCACTCGGTGCTCACCGTCTCCACCAGCCGGTTCCGGACCGCGGCCGGGCCCTCCCGTGCCCAGTCCACCGCGCCCCGGTGGTTCAGCCCGGCGTCCTCCACCGACGCCACGCATTCGGCGAGCAGCCGTTCCCGGCCCGGCACCGTCGGCGTGACCACCGTCAGGTCAGCCAAGGGCACGGCGGATGCCCTCCCGCAGCGACACGGTCGGCTCGTAGAACGACAGCATCAGCGTCGGGTCGCACACCCGGTACTGCACCCCGGCCGGCGCCGCCGGCAGATGCTTCAACTCCGGCCGGTAGCCCGCCTCCCGGCAGAACATGCCCGCGAGCTCGTTGAACGTCGTCGGCTGCCCGGACCCGAGGTTCACCGGGCCGGAGATGTCGAGCTCGACCGCGGCCATGACCGCGCCGACGACATCGTCGATGTGGAACCAGTCTCTGACCTGATCGCCGTCGCCCCAGACCTCGAATGGGTCGGCGCGGCGGCGGGCCCGCTCGGCGAAACTGGGGAACGGGTACTCGAGCGACTGGTCCTCGCCGTAGCCGGAGAACGGGCGGAACGTGTGCACCTTCAGCCCCTCGGCTACGGCGAGGCACGCGAGTCTTTCCCCGGTCAGCTTCGCCCAACCGTAGGTCTGATCCGGCACCCCGACGAGCCGTTCGGATGCCGGGTCGCAGTCCCGCTCCGACAACGCCCGGCGCCGCGACGCGTTCTGCAGGTAGGCCGGGTAGACCGCCGAGCTGGAGAAGTACACGACCCGACCGGGCCGCGTACGCAGCGCCCACCGGAACATGTCCGAGTCGATCGCCAGATTGACCGCGATCGCCAGCGGATCACCGTCGATCTTCGCCCGGCCACCCACCACCGCCGCGCAGTGCACGACGAGGTCATAGCGGCGGACGTCGCGGGCGAAGAAGTCCCGGGCGTCCTGCCGCCACACAGTCCGCTGATCCGGAGTCTCCACGTCGAACGCGTCGACCTGCCAGCCGTCCGCCTTCAACCGGCGGACGAAGTGCCGGCCCACGAACCCGGCGCCGCCGGTCACCAGCGCCCGGTTCACGTCGCCGCCCAGATCTGAAACGCGTACTCGCCGCGGGCCTCACGGAAGTCCAGCAGCGTCTTGATCCGCGGGCCGAGGAACCCGGCGTCGGTGAGCATCTGCCCCACCGCCTCCGAATCCCAACCCCACACGTGCTGCGGATTCCGGTTGTCGGTCTCGCCGTCCGGGGTGGACAGGATCAGCGTGGTCGTCTTCTCCCGGATCAGCCGCAGCACCTTGTCCGGGTCGTCCAGGTGCTCGATCGTCTCCGAGCAGATGAACATGTCCACCCGGGGGATCCGGGCGATGGTCTCCTCGATCGGCCCGCACAGGTCGTAGCCGGGAGCGAAGTCCCCGAGGATCGCGGTCACGTCGCACCGGGTGACCAGCCGCCGTGCGATCGCCGCATCCCCGCAGGACAGGTCAGCGACGGTGCCGCCGGCAGGCGCCCAGTAGGTCGCCAGGTCCGCTGTCACATCGACCCGGATCTGATGGTCGACCCACTGCGTGTGGTCGTGCGGCTTGGCGTACAGCAGGGAGAGCTCAAACGCGTCCGGCATCTCCCGCAGCCTGGTCCGCATCATGGCGTCACCGCCGAGCCGAACCGCAGCCGTTCCACCGCGCCCGGCATGTCGTCCCGCACCCAGGCCACGAAGGCGGCCTCGTCGTGGGCGTACACCCCGAAGGAGTTCACCCGCCGGTAGCCCTCGTCGTCCGCCGACTTCCCGGCCAGCGGATGCATGTGCTCGACCAGCACGTCCGGCAGGAACCGGTACTTGCCCAGCGCCGTCCCGAGGGTCTGCCAGGCGTTGTCGACGTACATGTGGTGCAGGCTCGGCGGGGCCATGTAGCCGAGGGTCCGGACGATGTTCGAGGTCATCGCGCACCACGTCGGCAGCTGGTCGGCACGGTAGCCGTCCGGCCCCGACACGATCCCCGTGCCGAGGTCTCTCAGCGCGGCAACAACCTGCAGGTCCCAACCCACCGTGCGGGGCCGGTGGTCATCGCCCATAAAGCCGACGTAGGGGAAGTCCCGCGCATAGTGCCGAGCCGCCGCGTTCAGCGCCCCGACCATGCTGCCCCAGGCCGGTGTAACCAGGTGACTGACCACGCCCTGGCCCCAGACCTCCAGGACCTCGTAATCAGCCAAGGCGGGGTCGTCGTCGTCCACGACCACGATCAGGTCCGTCATCGCGCCGGCCGTCGTGTCGTCCCAGGCCTCGCATAGTTGGCGGATGTTCTCCGGCCGGCCCCGCGACGGGACGATGACCGCCAGGTCGCTCACGGAGCGACCGCCGGAGTTACGCCTTCGGCTTCGGACCCGGCTTCGCCGGCTCCTCCTGCTTCGGCTCCGCCGCCGCTGGCGCCTTCGCCGGCGTCGGCAGGTCCTCCCCGGCGTTCACCCACACCGGCATCCCGTCCACCCCGACGAACCCGTCCGCTGTCGCCTTCGCCATCTCGGAACCCTCCACGCTGCGCCAGGTAGGCGTCCATCGTCAGCTCGCGGTCCTTGATGTGCCCGAGCTGCACCGCCGTGTTCACGTACACCGGAATCCCGACGAGACCAGCCCGCCAGCAGAACGCGATGTCCTCCGACACCGGCGTCCCGTCGTGCTCCAACTCCTGGAACCACGGGAACGCGTCGTTGAAACCGCGCTTCCCCGGCCGGGCCGGATGCTGGAAGTCCCGCATCGCCTGCAGCGCCGACTTGTGCATCAGCAGGCACGCCGCGCCGGTCGCCGCCACCTGGAACATGGCCTCCACCGGCCACTCGTGGTAGCGGATCACCTGCGGGTGCGCCTCGTCGCCCATCAGCCCGAACAGGGTCGGCTGGATGTCGCCCTTGTCGTCGAACCCGAAGCACAGGCCGCCGACGATCGGCGCCTGCTCCGGGTCCGCGAACTCTAGCAGCGCCTCGACGAGGTTCGGCTTGAACGTCATGTCCGAGTCGAGCATCAGCAGCCAGTCGGCCTTGCCGTACTCGAGGAACTTCCGGACCAGGCCGTTACGCGGCCCGGACAGATTCGCGCCGGCCTGCGTGGCGAGGCGGCCGCCGCCCTGCACGATCCGCTTGTGGAACGCGGTGTCGTACACCAGCAGGTCCACGACGCATTCCATGAACGCGCCGTGGACGAGACCGGGGTGCAGGTAGGAGATGACGACTTTCTCGGACGGGTCACGCATAGGTTGGGGCCTCCCATGAGCCGGCCCGGACCGCATGGGAACAGTCCGGGCCGGCGGCCTTGGTGGGGTTGTAGCTACGTCACAGCCCCGGCGGGGTGTGACCGGCGGCGTTCATCTGCTGCCGCATGAACGCCATGCGGGTCTTGGTCGCCTGGACGACCGCATCCGCGATCGCCGCCTCAGGCGGCTGCGACAGCACCGGAGGCGCACCGTCCGCCTGCTGCGGTGTCGCCTCGGCGCCCTTCATCTCCGACATGTCCACGGCGCCGCCTACGCGAGCGCCGTCGCCGCGGCGACCGTGTTCAGCTGCAGCAGCCGGAACGCGTCGGGGTCGACCACGTCGGCGCCGACCCGCCAGAAGGCGTACCAGCCGCCCTGGCCGGTGGGCCGGCCGTTGCCGGTCGACTTCACCATCGGGTCGTAGATCACGGACATGCCGACCCGGTCGACGATGTAGTACTCGGAGAAGTTGCCGGCCAGCAGCACGTTCGCGCCGGTCGACACGACCCCGGTCATCGTCGAGCACTCGTAGACGGGCTGGCCCAGCAGCTGCTGCGGCCGGCCCATGCCGAGGTTCGCCCAGAACGCGGAACCGCCGGCGGTGTCGAACCGGCGGGCCAGGGAGAAGATCTTCTTGTTGGCGATCCAGGAGGCCTGCGACGCGTCCCGAGGGCGGAGCGCGTCGGAGGTGTTGTAGATGTCGCCGACCGCGAACGCGTTGGTGGCGGCCGAGGTGACGATCGACGCGGTGACCGCGGCGACGGCGGCGACGACACCGCGGGGGATGGTGGCGCCGGTGTTCGCCGTGGCGAACGCGGCCTCCTCCAGCCGGACCTTCGCGTCGGCCAGCAGCCGGCCGAGCTCGGCGGCGAAGCCGGAGTCAGCCAACACCTCGTAGGAGCCGAACACCCAGGCGTCGGCCTTCTTCGGGGTGATCGTCGGCTGCGCGAACGTCGGCGACGCGTCGGCGGCCTGCACGCCTTCAGCGGTCCACTCCGCCGACACACCGGCCGAGGTGACGCCGTTCCACGTGTCCGTCGCGATGGTCTTAATCGTGGAGATTGACCGGATTGGCCCGGCAATGCCCGCGTTTGTCAAGATCACGGTCGGATCGAGCGTGAAAGGTACCAAATACCCACCATTTGCGTCGGTGAGCGACATGGCGGCACGCAGCACGTCCGACACGTAGGCGCCGCGGGACGCCACGTACTCCCGGAACGCCTCGTGGTACTCCTTGCTGCCGGTCAGCAGCATGTGCCGGGCGATCAGCGGAGCGTGCCGGTTGTCCAGGTGCAGCAGGTCGACCAGCCGCTCCTTGCCCGCGTCGGACAGGTGCCGCGGGGCGTCCTCGACCGCGGTCAGCGCCCGCGAGATCGTGTCGTGCTCGTCGAACGAACCCCGGTTCCACAGCGACCGGACCAGCGTCTCGGACGTCTCGTACGGGTCGACGTGCCGCATGACCTCCGGGCTCGACGGGATCCGGGTCCGCGCCGGCGACGTGGACTCCACCTGCTCGGGCTGCAGCCGGGCCCGCAGCACCTCGTCGACCTTCGCCTCACGCTCGAGGGCCTTGGTCCGCTGCGCGTCCTTGTCGTCCCACTCCTCGAGCAGGGCGGTCGCGCGGGACACCTCCTCGTCGGTGGCGTCGTCGTTCTCCTCGATGACCTTGATCTCCGCGCGGAGAGCTTCCAGCTCCTCCGCCAGGACCTCGGAACGCTTCTTCACTTCAGACCTCTGTCTCGCATCGCCGCCCGCAGGCGGAGCAACTGGTGATGCCGACCGGAGTGCTCAGAGACGAGGCCGTCGTCGAGCTGCTCTTCGGTGCCTGGTCCCGGGTCGAGACTGGCGGGGCGCGTCTCCTGGTCACGAGGACTGGTGGACGCGATGTACTGCTCCAGCAAGGAGCGGACCGCCATGATGCCGGCGTCGGCGTAGGCGGGTGTCGGAGTCGGGCCGTACTCGACCAGGCCCAGTTCGGTACGGACGATCGTCGGCAGCGCCGCACCGGCCCGGACCTTCGGGACCCGGTTCGGGTTCGACTTGAAGATCGGCCCGCGGAACGAGTAGCCGCGCACGTCGCCGCCGCGGATCGCCTCCAGCACCGACTCGGCCAGCGGCGACCGGTTGAACCGGGTGACGGTGCGCAGGCCGCGGCCGTCGACCCGGATGTCCGTCGGCGACCCGATCGGCACACTGCCCAGGTCAGACGGGGTGCCGTGGATCGTCATCCCGTGGTGGTAGTAGACCCCCACCCGGTCGATGCCGAGCCCCAACTGCATGTTGAAGGCCTTGCGGTCGATGATCTCGTTGTAGTGCCCGTGCCGGTCGGTGATCTCCGTCGGCACGTCGAACACCGCCGCATACGCTTCGACGGTGCGGCCGTCGCCGCCCTTCCCGGAGCGCAGGATCTCGATGCCGTCCAACGCGAACGAGCGGGCGTAGAACGGCCTCTCCTCGGGCTGGTGCGCGGGTTCGGCCATGTCACCCTCCCGGGGTGGACGTGAGTGCGGGTGTGCTGCCATTGGTCGAGGGCGCCGCGTCGGGAGCCGACGCCGGCTGCTGCTTCTGCATCTGCACCGAGATCCAGCCCGGCACCGGCACCAGCAGATCCATGTTCCGGGCCAGCACCGCGTCCCGCGCGGACTCCTGCGTGTAGCCGTTGCGGACGCACTCGCCGATCGCCCTAGCCTCGGTCTCGGCGATGTTCGCGGCGTCCATCGCGTCCTCACGCAGGAACGCCACGTCCCGGTCGTCGTACCAGAGCCGCGCGTCAACCGGCGCCGGCACCAGCATCTCCAGCGAGCCGGCCGCGTTCCGCCACGCCGACCGCATCGGCACATCGGCGACCAGGCGCCGGGCGGCGCCGAAGTTCCCGGCGTTCAAGCTCGAGCCCTGCATGCCCTCGGACAGGCCCACGATCGCTGGATGCACGCCGCCGGCGGCGGCGATGCGGGTCTCACCGGCGCCCTGGGTGGCCTTGAAGTCCATCTGCCGCAGGTCAGCGCCGACCACGGTCGCGTCGGCGCCGGCAGCCAGGTACAGGGTCCGGTAGGCGTTCGTGGTTCCCCGGTGCCGGGCCTCCATCAGGTCGACCAGATCGTCGAACTCCTGCTGGTTCCCCGCCGGGATGCCCTTCACGACCATGTTCGGGGTGGCGGAGTTCTCGAAGAACTTCAGCTTGTGCGACGTCGCCATGCTGTCGGCTTGGATCTCCCGCACCACCGGCGTCAGCCACGACATGCCCCGGAAGTTCGCCAGCGGATCCGGATGCGGCGCGAAATGCGCCACCTCGTCCGCCAGGAACACCGCCGGCTGCACGTCCAGGGTCTTGCCGCCGTCGTAGTACAGGTAGCCGAGCTTCTTCTTCCCGATCACCCGACCGGCGCCGTCCAGGCGCTCACCGAGGACGATCTCCACCCAATCCGGCCGCAGCCGGATGATCTCCCCGTCGACCTCGACACCGAACCAGTTCCCGGCGAAGTCAGCGTCCAGCAGCATCCGCGCCAGCAGGTCACCGGTCGTCCCGCCCACCCACGGCCGCTGCAGAATGTCCAGGTCAGGCAAGGAGAACAGGTCCCCGGGGCGACCCTTACGCAGCCGCTGGAACGCGAACCGGGCCTCCGCGAAAACCGACACCCGGACCCGTTCGATCGCGGCGATGACCGTGTTCGCCATCAGCCCACCGGTCACGTAGCCCTGGAACGTGTCCGAGATGCCCTCGGCCTTGTCGCTGCTCAGGGTCGTGACCACGTTCGGGGCCGGATCCAAGCCGTTGAACATCCACGGCGGCGGCATGTACCGCTGCACCTCGGCCGTGCGGGGCTTCACCAGCGCGTCGAGCAGCCTCATCGGCGCGCCTCCAGGTATCCGACAACGTAGGCCGCGCCGAGCAGCGCAACGCCGCCCGTGACCGCCCCCGCCGGCGGGTAGATCCACGCCACCCCGGCGACCAGCGAGAGCACACCGAGCACGGCCAGCAGCACGGCGGCACGGCTCACAGGCTCTCCCTCAACGGAATGAGGCGAAGAACCTGCTCGGCGCCGGGGCCGTCGCCAGCCCCCACAGCGCGTTCGTCGCCACGATCAGCGGCGCCGAATCCGTAGACGCCTCCTTCATGTCCCACGCATGCGCATCCCCGACC